AGACCGAGAATCCGATGTATATCTATTACATATTCGGTTTATCGTTTGGGTGGGTGCTGGAAGTGATATTGAAGAAAGCCAAACTAATTAGAAACGCACAAAAATAGGTGTTATGGATAAAGTAATAATAGGTGCAATTTTGTTAATTCAGTCACTACAAACGGAAAGTTTTAAGAATAAGATAGTGGATGTCTGCTTGACTATATCAACTGGTATGGGGGTTTACTTTACTTTACCTTTTCAAATATCTACCAACTTTTACGCACAAGAGATTTTCCGAAGCATAACAAGTATATTTACTGCGATTACCATTTTGGTAATTTCTTTATTTATCCGCAGATGGTGGAGTAAACGATTTAAATGAGATTAATAAAACAAATTTTTATACATTGTTCTGCTGGGTTTGGAGATGTAGAAAGCATCAAACGACATTGGAAGTCCATAGGCTGGAAGTCTGTCGGCTATCATCGTATAATAGCTGAAGATGGCGAGGTGTTTCAGTTAGCACCATACGAGCAAATGACTAACGGAGTTAAAGGTTATAACTCAACAAGCATTCATATCTGCTACATTGGCGGAGTAGATAGGGCAAACGTACACAAGGCAAAAGATAGTCGCACAGAAGCGCAAAAAGAAGCTTTAATTTGTGAGATTGAAAATGCTTTGCTATACCTTAAACAATTTCAAAGCATAAGCGATGTGCAAATATTAGGACATCGTGACATCAGCGAAGATAAAAACCTAAACGGTAAGGTGGATAGCTGGGAAAGGATCAAAGAGTGTCCAAGCTTTGATGCTATTCCCGAATATAAACACCTAATAGAAAAATACAAATAATACATTATATTTAAAGCGTGAAACTACACGAATTAAAAGACAAGTTAAGCCAGTTAAACCTAAAGGACTACGATGGTATGCACTTGGGAAGTGGAACTATCTTGGATGCTGAAAAATTTGTGCAGAATCACATATCTTTTTTAGAAGCCAACACTGGAAATATGACTTTCTTATGTTATTACGATCGGCTTTTGGAATTCTACAAAAAAACACAAAACAATGAACTGTAAACACGCCTTAAACACCTATCCAAGACAACAGAACGAAAGTAATAACAAATGGTTTAAACGAGTAGCTGAACTTACTGGACTGCATCACAAGAGCCTTAACACTTATTATTATAAATCTCGAAAGTTTGTAGAAACGCAGCGCAAATACGACAAGCAAGGCAATGTAATAAGCAGAGTTGAGAAGCTACAACAAGAAAATTTGTTAGATGTCCCAGATGGCTTGGAGTTATCCAGATTAAGCACGAATGTCACTACTGGTCAGCAATGGCAGATATACACTAAAGAAAGCCAAAATAAAGCCTTTTTTAAGCTAAATAAAGACTTGATAGAGCAAACACTAAAGGAGTGTGATTTAAAGCCGTTAAACGTGCCTAAAATTACTCATACGAGCAATAAAGTGTTAAAGGTAACTTACACAGATGCTCACGTGGGTTTAAACATCACCGAAAACTTGTACGGACTGCGCCAATGGAATGAGTTTCAGTTAATGGATGCACTACAAAAAATAGTTTACTATGTAGGCGAACAGTTTAACGGACAATCTAAAATAATAATTGCCGACTATGGCGACTTTATGGATGGATGGGATGCAAAGACGACGAGGGGCGGTCATATATTAGACCAAAATATGAGTAACGAGGAAGCGTTTAAAGTAGGTGCGCAGTTTAAAATTGAGTTAGCCAAGCGATTGGCAAAATTTGGAGTTCCGTTAGAATTCTACAACGTGACTAATGATAACCATTCCGGATCATTTAGCAAGATAGTTAATATACACGTTAAAGAGGTTTTAAGCTACTTACTGCCTGGAGTTAAGTACGAGATATTTAACGATTTTATCAGCCATTATTTTGTAGGTAAATGGTGTTTCATTTGCAGTCACGGAAAGGATGAAAAGCATTTGAAGTACGGCTTTAACACCAAGCCAGACGACAAAGCCAAAACCCACATAAATAGATACATAGATAAGCACGACTTACATAAGTATCGTATTGTCTGCGAGTTTGGCGATAAACACCAGTTAATTCGTGATACCAGCCACGCTAAATTCGAGTACAATGTGTATTGGGCATTGAGTCCAGCGAGTGACTGGGTGCAAACGAACTTTGCTGATGGGCGCAGAGGTTTCTGTATTGAGGAGATAGCGGATAATTTTAAAACATTTACAAGTATTCAACTATGAAAAAATTAATACTGATCATTCTATTGTTTGGAGTAAGTCAAGCGCAAATCAACAAGAAGAAGTTAAGAGGCAATCTACACGACTGCGAGAGGGCATTATCGGCGTGTTTAAGCGCACAAAATATAACAAGTGACACCATTTACATTTATAGCGCAAAAGAAGCCGTAAAAGTCGCTAAACAAGTTGAGAAGACTAAACGCAAAGTCAAAGTCCAGGAAACCAAACAGAACAAATCAAACAATAAAACAGATGTAAAAACGGACTGGTTTTTAAACTTGATGCAAGGAATGACCAGAATGACTGCTATACTAACTGCTGGAGGCTTTGTTGGTGGTGGTGTGGTGATCACAAAGTTGCTACAAGCACTCAAAGCCAAAGTATCTTGGCTATCTTGGCTACCTATTTAATGTTTATAAAAAAATAAAAAACAAAAGTATAAACGGCTTATCTTTACGACTCTATGACGCCCTACTCTGGGCATTCATTGTTTTTGTTTTGGTGCGCATCGTAAATGGTGCGCACTTTTTTTTAATTATTTTTATTTTTTTTTACTTGAATAGTATAAAATTAAAAAAATAGTTTTATATTTGTGTTGTCAATATGACGGAACTTAAACAAAACACAATGAGAAAGATTACAAAAACACAAAAAGGTAAAACCGCAACAATTATTTTTGATAAGCCAGACGCATACGCATATGTGGATTCCGATGGGAATTACGTTTACAATATAGATGAATTTGAGTTAAATAAAATGTTGGGAACTATATCTCACAAAAAGGGTAAATATGAATATTGTAGGAAATTGATTGCAGTATCTAAAAAATACATTGACAAAAAAAATAAATACTTGAATAGAGAGTTTGACTCATTAGTTAAAAAAACTGGGCTAACAAATAACGTAGGGGTTAGGCATTTTCTTAAAAAATTAGAACTATAAAACAAACACAATGGAATCACTAAACAATTTTTTTAACCAACTAAATGCAATCAACGAGCATTTTGAAACAAATTTTTTTACACCAAAAGAAAATACAATGATAGACCAATTAAAAGCAGAACGCAAAAGACAAAAGATTAGCAGAGCAGCAATAGCACCTAAACTCGGTGTAACTGAAGCTACATTATTCAACTGGGAAAGTGGCAAGAACGACATTACATTTGGCAAGTTCTTGGACTACGCCAAGCTTCTCGGAATAGAAGTAACTATCGAATTTCAAAACCAGCAGAATAACAAAGTAAACCAATCGTTACAAGTTGTTCAGCGACTAACTGAATTAAAGCTACCTAAAAGCCTTAACGATCGTAACGAGTTAGATGGCATTTACACTAACACCTATTTCGAGTGCGAAAGTTTAACAGATGAGGAGATAGAGATTTCGTTATGTTTTAACGATTTAGATGTATGGTTTGATTACGTTGTAGAACGTGATGCAGTTGTTGAGTATTTTTACACCACCAATTCGCAATACGAGGCGTTAGTAGATATGGACTATTTAGCCACGAAACAAGCGTGGGTAGGCTACGAGGAAATTGAGTTGGATTATGAGCAGATATTCGACTACTTAGTTAGAACTGGCGAGATTGCTAATTACTTACAATATCAAATTGAGGAATGAGAATAAGAAGCACAGTAAAGCCCGATATTCAGTTAAGCTTTAACGACTGGATCAAATACATTAGAGAAGAATTAAAAAAGAACTACACTAAAAAATAAGACAATGAGCAAATTACCAAAAATTCAAGACCTTTATTTAGACAAAGAACAAGCGCATAAAAATGATGCACTCCAAACTTTATTAAACTCACAACCAAAAGAAGAATGGGTAAAATTGCATCCTTACATAAAGGGATATAGATATTTACCAATAGATAAAATTGAATTTCTTCTTCAAAAGATATTTAAGAAGTATCGCATTGAAATACTTCGAGAGGGTGTAAGTTTCAACGGAGTTTATGTAGTAGTGCGAGTACACTATTTAAACCCGGTCACAAACGAAATGGAGTTCCACGATGGAATAGGTGCGAGTCAATTACAAACATCAAGAGGAACTACTCCAGCGCAATTAGAGAATATAAACAATGGCGCACTATCAATGGCTTACCCAATGGCAAAGACAATAGCTATAAAGGATGCGTGTGATCATTTCGGCAATTTGTTTGGTGCTAATTTAAACCGAAAGGATACGCTTAACTATTCGATTGATGAAACTTTAAAATCAAGAGACTGGAAAGCAGAATTAGAAGCAGAGAACAGTATTACTGGCTTAAACGAAATATGGCGTCAAATGTCCGAGAATGAGCAGGTAAGGTACAAGCTATTGTATACTGAAAAATTAAATGAGTGTGGATTGTCTTAAATTTAAAAAATATTATTAACTTAGCGTAAACAAAAAACAAAACAATGAATTTCGATAACTACATTTTTCGCAGTCATATGGTCGGCAACATTATTTCTGTGCCGAAGCCATTAACACCTAACCAAGCTGAGACATTAGCAGACTACCGCAAACGTCAAGCTGGAGAGGGCAGACCATTAACCGACAATCAAATTAAAACTTGGCATTCACTTGAGCATAAGCACAACGAAAGCCAAACGTATAAGCTAACGGACACCGCCAAACGTATTTGTACCGATTTAGTGTTTGAAGCTCGTACTGGTCGTAAATCAAAACTTGAAACCAAGTATTTCGACAAGGGCATTGAAAAGGAAAAAGATGCACGAGACTTGGTAAGCGAGGTTTTAGGCAGACCATTCACAAAAGACGATGAGCGCAGAGCGAATAGCTGGGTAACTGGAAAGCGTGACATCCAAGACGATAACGTAATCATTGACATTAAGACATCGTGGTCGTTTGAGTCATTCAACAAGCACTTACTTGATACACCTAACGAGGTTTATTTGCGCCAATTAGACTCTTATATGGACTTATGGAGCATAAAGGATAGCTTACTTTGCCACGTTCTGGTTGACACACCTGCAAAGCTAATAGACGATGAGATACGCAGACTTGACTGGAAGTATAATATCACAGATATGAACGGAGATGTGCGCGATGAGTTTATAGCTGATGTCGTGGAGTTAGTGCAAAACCATATCTTTACTCGTAAAGGGTTAGAGGAATACTGCTTACAATCGTCTAACGTGCATTTGGAATGGTTTGCAGACTTTAACGAGATACCAGTTGCCGAGAGGCTGCATATGATACCTCATTCATTTGATAAGTTACGCATCCAGCAACGTAACGAGTGCATCACATTAGCTCGTGAGTATATGAATACAATTAAACCAATCAACAACATTATCAAACTTTAAAAAACAAAAACAATGAAAACAAGTATTAAAAACGAATTTGAGCAAAGAGCAAATGACTATGTAAATGATGGCATCCTAACAATGGATAACCAAGATGATTGGCAC